GTTTCGTCCCACTTGATCTGGCCAAACTCCATCGGCGCAGACTCTGCGCACGCATGGCAGGGCACATGGAAAGTTTCCTGGGTGCCTGCTTGAAAGTTAATCCAGATGTCTCCGGTGTTGAGTGTCGGGGTGGAGGTTAGGACGTGCTTACGTTGCGGGAACGCTTTAGTTCGCTCTAAGGCCAGCGAGTAGGCGGCCGCATCTTTTTCAGATGGTGCAGCAAAAGAATCCAGCTCGTCCAAAACGGCCAAGCAAATCGGACGTGAACTAAGATTGGCCGGACTATTACTGCCAACCAGAGAAAGCGTCATCGTGGCAAATTGCATTTCTAGGATTTTGAAGTCGTCCATATCCCTTGGGAACAGTCGCTTCACTGGCTTACACTTCTCAAAGATCGGGGTTAGTCGCGTCTCGCTGTATGACCTGGCCAGATCAGCGTTAGGCATAACTAAGAGAGCTGGCGCTGGATCGTTGGCGATTCTGTAGGCAAGCCAGATGGCCAGCGTCAGCGTCTTACCTGTTTGAGATCCCCAGCAAAGCGTCACCGTATGCACGCCGGGATCTGCCAGTGCTTCTAGTACGCCCCTTACGTAAGGCGTCCATGTAGTGCTATAGAGTCCCGGCCTTGCGGTCAGTCGGCTATCGAGCTGGATGTTTTTCTCCGCCCACTCAATCACCCCTGGCGGTCGTTCGTAGTGCCATCGGATTCTGGCGCGTTTGCGTAGATCCTCTTGAGCCTTGGTCACATTGCCGCCTCAACCTGTCGCATGATCTGGCCTACTTCATTTTCCACCTCTGTCTCAACATCGGCGGCCGGACGGTTAGCGCAGATCGGTGCCAACCTTTTGGCCATGCCTTTAAGTAGCGGAATGAGAGCGTTATCCCTTTGGGCTAGTACCTTGTCCGCTTCATCCACCGGGATCATTTTGCCTTCGGCCTCGTCTATGTCTGGGCGGTCTGACTTCATACGCCTCAACGCCTCCACCACTCGCGTGTAGTCACCGATCAAAGCCGAGCGCTCTGGGCCGGTGGCGTCCTTAGCACCTTCGCCTAGGGTGGCGGCCAAGGATTCAAGCCGCAGGATCTCGCAATCTAATCCAGATCCAGCCACCTCTTTCAGCGGGCGGCCAGTGGCTTGTGCCGCCTTCTTTAATTGATTCTGGGCTTGGCGCCTCTGCACACCCGTGGCCGCCATCTGCGCTCGGACCACGGTGTTGATTGGCCTACCCATTGCCCATTACCTTACGGGGTCACACTCGAGTAATTTACGGGAGTCGTTTCCACCGCGGGCTTTTCTTGAGTAGGTGTCTTCTACCCCACTCAAGCAAATCATCGCCTTGTTACTCAAGACGACCGCTCCTTTGTATCTAGTTCCATCAACTCGTTATAGGTGCGTGCGATTGGCTCGGCTTCCTTTAGGAACTGCACACGTAATTCCTTGTTTGCCTTAATGAACTTCGTACCGCTGCTTGCCAGCCATTGCACAGCTGTAATGATTCGATGCATGTAGTGCTTGGGTTGTTCGGGTGTGCTAGTGCTTATTGATTCGGGCAACAACCCAGCCCAAAGAAACTGCTGCTTGATGTTGCTTGGGTCTGAGTCCTTAAGCTTATGCCTATGCGTTGCCACACGCACGTAACCGTTAGCAGTGTGCTCCGTGATGCCCGCGCCTTTGCATACGTCTTGAATGTCTTGGCCCTCTGCCTTGGCTTGCGTTATCAGATCGCCTGCGTCGGCCGCCAGCCCGAGCGTCTGACCTACCAGCTCCAGCGCCTTATCGCGTGTGGTGTTTAGTTTAGGTATTAGTTGTTTGAGCGTTTGCATTTGTTCCGTCCTCTTTCTATTGCGGCCATGTTGTATTTAGGGGCTTCACGTCGCCGTCTGGCGTGAACCTCGTAAGCTCGCTTGCGATATGACTCTCTGGCCTTATCGCTCTTTTGCGATCGGCTCCTTACGCCAAGCCGATCGTATAGTTCGTTTACTTGCTTAGAGATGGCAGCCCGAGTGAATGGCTTTTTGGTAACGGGGTTGATATGTTCCTTAGCCACGGCAGTCATCGATCTAGTCTCACGATTCAACACAATCGCCAACACCGCCTGATCCCTGGTGTCGGTCATATTCTGAACCGCCGGATGCTCTGGCGCTTTAGTGATAAGGTAATGAAAGGCGCTGACGGTTAAGGCAACGGATGAGCTGGTTGCGGTGGCTCCAAGATGGGCGTACGCCTCTAATACGAGGTCAGTCAGGCTGTCCATCTTTGTCGAAATATGGGGTGATCCGCAAGGTACCCGCTCTAGTGCTTGTTGGTCGATCATTTTGATCCTCGGAAATTACCCCTATCGATGCTCGATGGGTGGAAACTAAGCATCCGATGGGTGTTTATCCCCTTAAAGGGGGGATAACCATCCATCATCGATGCCCCTATTTCCATCGATAGAAAATAATAAGTATCGATAGGATTATTTAATGTCATTTAGTACGTATTTCTTGGCCTTATCAGTGCCAATGTTTTTGATCAATCCGTCCGCTTCCCACTCTTTAGTGGTATCTCTGCTTTTTGTCTCACCCACCTTTGATTTGGTCCTGATGCGACTTTGAAGATCACCGGCCGATATCCCTGCCTTAAGAACGTCGCAGTAGTCCGCAAAGTCCACATGCAACTCCGGCCGCCCTGCCGACTTCTTCTCAGGCTCACCGGCCTCGATCCATGCCATGCCTTCAGTACAATGGCGTAAGTGAACGTACGGATGGACAGTGCTACAGGCCACCACGCCCCTCGGCGTTAGGTTGGAGCGCTTACCCCTCTTGGTCACCTCGAGCTTGTATAAGTCCACTCCTTGCTCGTCCTTGCCACAAGGAGACAGCATTAGGATAGCTCTGGCCCAGTTGGTCAGCTCACTCGATCCAAAGCCTGAGTAGGCTTTGTCGTGGCCAGCATAACCCGTGCCGTCGCGGGTAGGCTTAGGAGTGTGGTGCATCAGCATCCATGCAAAGCCTGCCGACATGGCCAGCGGGTTGAGCATGTTACGAAGGAACCCACCGGCCGTCTCTTGGCTCGATAGATCCCCACCGACAAACGCCAGCAACGGATCAGCCCAGGCTAAGTCAGGCTTATGCTTTTCAGCTAGGCGCCTGACGCGATCGACGAACGTGGCGCCGGTGCTGGTACAATCGCGCACAATCACCACGTTCCGCTTTATCGTCTCGATCTCCTGCGGAGTAAGCGCCATAGCCTTTATAATACCCTGCACCGCCTCCGCTACGTCGCCCTCGTCGTTCTCTGCTTGGATGATAATCGACTTGAGCTCTCGCCTTGGATTGATGCCAAAGAACGATCTGCCCAGCGCCCAGGTAATAGCGGCCTGTAAGCAAAGCACAGACTTACCCAGCCCACTGCTACCCACCCACAGCGAAGACCCGCCGGCACACAACCAACGCCGACCCAGTAGCGTCGTCACGTCGTCAGTCTCCTTAAAATTGATTAACTTATCCCAGCAATAGGCTTCGGGGATATCGCCAAACAACACCCGCTCCCTCCACTCGGCGTAAGTCACCGTCGGCCGCTCGCACTCTACCAGATCCTGCCGCTGGTTAGTGGCCGTGCGCATCGCACCGGGCAGGCGAGACAACCGCCCCGCGTCCTTGTTGGCGGTGTCTGGCTTAGAGTGCTCGAGGTGCTTGTAGATAAAATCCACCCGCTCTTTAAACTGCTCGGCACTCTCCGCGTTAATCTCTACCCAGGCGTGAAGACTACGGCCGCCGCTCTTAATGATGCAGGTGGTGGGTAGGCCGCTCTTCTTAATAATCGCCCACTGCTCCTCCACCGTAGATTCGTCAAACTCCACTAACACATGCCGCCACCGCACCACATTGTCCGCCGCCCGCCCGTTGCCGTTGTTTGGATTAATTGAAACGTACACACCTACTGCACTTCCTTGCCAATCAGCTAGACCGCCATCCTGAAACGATTCTAGCCACTCCTCACGCGTCTTTGTTTCACCTGAGCCGTCCGGCCGCTCCCGGTCGCCGTCTTTGATTGATCGGCAGATATTGATGTTTTCGCCTAAGTCGAACGCCGCCGAAAGGAACATGGCCACCGGCGTCTCTTCCACACTCGTCGGCATAGGCGGCACAGGCATATCGTTTTTGACGATCGTCAATCCGTTGTGGCCGTTCAGACCATACCTAGCCTTTGGCTCCCACCTCTCCCTGGCTGGCTTAGTGTAGGTGGAGCGGATGCAGCCCTCTGCCTCCTTGTGGCCCAGCCCGTTGCGTAGCGCCCAGACCTCCGCCTCGTCGTAAGCGCGATCCTGCGTCATGCCAGCGTCACGCCATTGGCAGCACAGGTTAAAAAGCGTTGTGTTCCGCTCTCCTTTACTCGCTCCGTTTAAAATCAAAGCCTGTGTCTTTGGGGGTAAATTCATTTTTTCTTAGCCTCCATATCGCGCTTTCTGTAAAACTTCGCCCGATCGCCCAGCTCCTTTAGGATTAGACGCACAACGCTGAACTGCTGCTTCGCTAGGCGCATATTATTTTCGGCAAGGTATTCCAGCCCCCGGTCCAGCACCTTCAGTGCCCAGTCGTTTCGTTTTACGGACATAAATTAATATCTGCAAAAACACGCTAAAACCGTTCCCCAGTCTGTTTCTTTTAACCAATTTTTTGTAATAAGATGATGAGTCCATCTTATGCAATCTCTCTCAGTTCTTAACCGCTCAACCGGGATGGCGTAGAAGTCGCCATAAGGCTCGATCTCCGTTAAAACTGCTTTCCAAGGAACTCTGCCAGGATAATCACCTAATTGTTCAGCAGTTAGAGTTGCAGCCCTGAATTTTAACAATAAGTCTCCATCATCTTCAGTCGCCTTGTGTTGATTGGTCCAGGCCTTAACATCATTTCTGCGTTTTAATAGATCCTTAAATGTGATTTGAATGTGACCACAGCCATCACCAATCACTTTTTTAGTTTTGTAGCAATGCCATATCATTTTTTTCATACTTGCTCCTTTATTTGTTAGTGTTTTCATTTTCTATTTCTTCCCACTCACGCACAGCTTCAATCATGTATTCTAAGCATTTATCGATTCCGCTTTTATCGAGATGGTCAAAACAATCGGAAATTAAATTGTCCCTACAAAAGGAATACGGTTCGTTATCCATATGCTTTTGAAACTGCTCGCAAAGCTCTGGGTTGCTTAACTTGGGGTTTTCTTTTTGAAATCTGTTAAACCCCTCTTGGGGTAAGCCAAGAATATCAAAGACCATATTTAATAATGCCCATTCCTGTGGAATGCGGAGCTTCATGCCTTCAACCTCAATTCCTAGCTTTGAGCATTCTCCCAGTGCGTCCGTACATTCTTTTTGTAATTCTAGTAATTCTTTGAGTTGATCGTTTGTAATTTGGTATTTCATGTTTATTCCTTAGTTTTTTGCCCAATCAAGAAACACGTCCTTGTGCCAAAAAAGACCCCATCCGCCGCATGGTGTATTTCTGTAGACTTTTTTTATTTGAAACAATGAATCGCCAAAATCTAGAAATATGGGAGCAATTGCATGCGTCCATGTAATCCTTGGCCAAAGCCACCTAAAGCTTTCAAATCCGTTACGACGACTAAAGCGGAAATTTTCCCAAAAATTAGATACATCGACAACCCACACCATGTTTCCATAAAAACGCTCCCTATCGGTTATTTGATCTACTGATATTGATGATTTTTGAAACTCAATGATTTTTGTATTCGTCTTAACGTCAGCTCGATGGGTAATCCCATTTTTCTTCATTACGCATTCCTGTTGATTTGTTGGGAATAATTGCTTCCACTTAATATGCCATTCAGTTTCAGGCTGTTTAAATGTGTCGCAATCGCACGATAGATGAGCCCAGTGATTGACTTTTATGTTTCCACACTTTGCTAGCACAGGATCAAGGCACAATGGGCACGCAGCCCTATGCCCCTTTTGAGCCATAACTCTATTTCCGTTTTCTAAAGCCCAGATCACCACTGCCCAATCCCCCAGCGCACCCGATCCGCCCGTGCCCGTAGGCACTCTTTGCGGTACTGCGCCGGCGTGTAAGTTGCGACGACACGTGCGTCGAATAGCTCAATTAGTTGGGCGAGGGTCATTCTTTTCCCCCGCGAAACATCGATGCGACCTCGCAAATGCAGTACAAAAACGTGGCCCAAATCAAGAACTCGAGATCGATCCCGTCTCTAAACC